CGTTTTGAATTACTTCAAAAGATAATTTAACTTCACATGTATTATTAGTATAAGAATTTGGTATTAGATCTTTTTTCAGATCTCTCATTGTGGTCCCAAATATAGCAAAATAGATTGATTCAATTAATGATGTTTTACCAATACCGTTTCGTCTGTCAATTTTATCACGATTAATTCCTGTTATAATATGCAATCCTGGTTTAAATTCTAATTTAACCGGTTTATCACCAATAGACAAAAAATTCTTGATCTCAACTTCTTTAAAATTAACTCTTTTCATTTTTGAATCTTATTAAAAATTTCTAACGTATAATTGATAACATCACTTTTATTATTGATATCCATCAATTCAATAAATTCCTTAATTGCTTGTTGAATATCAATACCAGACAAATCTTTCTTTTCATCTTCTAAATTGTATGGTGAATACGATGTATCATATTCTACAGTAAATTGCAAAGGATTCAATTGTTTTAATTTGGCTAATAATACATCCGTATCATCTGGCGTAATTCTTTTATCAATTTTTAATTTAATGAGGTTATCTGCAAATATTTCCTTTATATCTTGTGTGATAGTACCTCTTTTTACTAATTCAGATAATAAAACATTGTGATGTCCTGGTGAGACATTGTTTTCTTTAAATTCATATTGTTTATTAGAAATGTCTAAATTATAGACACCCTTCACAGTATTTGCATCGTTAAAATCCATCTGAAAAGGATTTCCGACATACAATATAGTTCCACCTTTGTATTTCTTTTCATCACGAAGATGAAAATGTCCTGATATCACTAAATTACTTTTGTTTAAAATATCTTGTGCATCATCACCATGATCACAAATATAATAATTATTTGTTTTGAAATTATTAATTTCAAAATGCCCGAAAGTTATGTCTGCTTCTGGTATTTCTTTTGCTGGGGTACCCCATGGTATAAAATTAATTTTACGCCCATGTGATACAACACTTTGTGGTTTGTCAACTAAATTAATATTTTTCCATCCACGAAAAGGTGATAAAGAATTTATTTCAGATGAATCTTTTAAATAGCAATCATGATTACCAGTTATTAAGGTAATATTATATTCTTTTAGTTGATCCAAAAACCAAGAACCAAAATGTAATGAATCTACAGATACTTCATCTCTTGTATGAAAGAAATCACCACAAAAAACAATATCTCTAATATTCTGTGTTTTAAGATCCTGTAAAAACCAATTCAACCATTCTTTTGCTATGTTATGCCAAAATCTAGAATTTTGGTGAACTCCGATATGGAGATCAGAGAATATAGCAATATTTTGTTTTTCAAAATAATTATTCACTGTAATCAGTATAGCCTAGTTCGTCATCAGATTCAATAGTTGGTTTAATATAAATATTTGCTTCTCCGCTAGTTAATAATTCTTCATATTTTTGATCTCTATAGGCAGTTACAGCATCATGATGTTTCTTTTCTTTTTTAATACGATTAATAAATGCATGGAAAGCAATAGTTGTAAAATAAGAAAATGGTGATGTTTCAGAATTTACATCATATTTTTTTCTCTTAAGTGCAGAGAACATTTTTACTATAGCATCACCAATCATTTCTTCCTTGTAAGAATAATTGATAAAGGAAGGTGAAAAAGATAGACCTTGGGCAATTTTATTAATGCTTTCACATAAAAATACCGTGCAATCGTCTGTCTTATAATAATCTTCAATTGCTTTTTTCAGATCATCGCAATTGACATAATGTTTATCTTTTCCGACTTTTGGAACAGCCTTTACTTTAGGTTGTTTATTTGTTTTGTTATTTGAGATAGTTGCCATAACCTATTTTTACAATAATAGGTTACCCTTTCATTTTAGCTACTATTTTTCCGAAAGTTTGTGTATTGAAAATGGTATATTTTCTGCACGATATATTTCTATTCTTTTCAAAGCATGTTGTAAACCGTATTTTAATTGATCTGCTAAATCTATAATGATTAATTTTTCTTTGTTTTCATGTTTACGCAGACCACGGCCGATGCTTTGAACGATCCTGATAAAACTTTTACCACCCGCCGCAAATACAATTAAATGTATATTTTTAATATTAACACCAGTAGAAAATATTGATGATATCGCAACACATATAACATTATTTTCTGTTTCCATTATATGTTTAATCTTATCTCTGTCTTCTACCTCTACTTCACCCCTAATGAAATAAACTTTTTTATTTTGAATATCTTTCAATATTGATTCTAATATTTCGCCGTGATCAATATGATTGACCATAATTAAAACATTATTTTTAAAATTAGTACAAATGGTTTTTATAGCATTATTTCTATATGTATTTGTTTTTAAAAATTCATTTTCAATTGTATATTCTTCAGTAGCAAATTGTTTTTCTTCTATTTTAGCTGGTTTGTTTTTATATGACAATTCAAATAATTTCACTTCTACATTTGTTAGATAATCTTCTAATCTTAATTCATGTGAATTTTTTGTTATTAAAACAGGACCTATTTTACCTAAAATATTCCATGCATCAATTTTTGATTCGGGTAATGTACCAGTAAACCCAAATTTACAATTTGTCTGTATCTTTTGTAGAATCTTTGCTAATTTAGTGTCTTTACCGGCTTTATGAACTTCATCAACAATAACCATATCTACAAACTGAATCCATTCATTGTCATCGAATCTACTTTGAATAATGGCTGTATTTGCAATTACTATATCAGCACTAGTATCTAAGTCTATAGATCCTGTCCACTTCGACATTGAGAAAGTTACTCCATATTCATTAAAATCAGAATATGTTTGATTTACTAGACCCAAATCAGGTACTATAATTAAACATTTAAACCCGGGATGCCAGCATGATTGAACTAATGTTGCAACAGTCAATGTTTTACCAGCACCAGTTCCTAGGACGGCTACACCTCTGCCAGAGTTTAAACAAAGCTTTACGGTGTTTTCTTGATAATCACGTAATGGATATTTTTTATAAAAATTATTTTTAAAATTGTGTACAATGTTTGGCGAAATTGCATCTGTTGTTGCTTTAGTCAAAAATAATTCAGACGCAATATTATTTTTATATAAAAATTGTTTTATTTCATTTATTAAGCCAATATCAAATAAACCGGTTGGTGTTATTGCATATATACGTTTAGGTATAAATCTTTTAAATTTTAAAAATTTAGCAGCTGGATTTTCTATTGAAAAATGCTCTCTAATTAAATCAAAATGATCTCCAGTTAAAATGGCTTTTTTCTTTTTGATATTGTAATCTATCTGGATCATTGTTGCTCTAATTTTAGAATTTCTACAATATTTTTAATATCATAAGTCATTGAATTAAAGTTTTTTTCAACCTTTTCTAAAAGTTCAATAACATATTCCAATTCCTTAATTTTATTATTAAGGACATTCATTTCCGTCAGATCATCTACTTTTCTTTCAGCCAAAGCTTTAGAAACAACTACAGGCGAATCAACTACTACTTTTTCAACCAAAATTCTTTTAAGTTCTTCTTTTTGTTTTTTGTAATTATTGATTTCAATTTTATGCTTGATAAGTCTGGCTACCCAAAAATGTTTTTTAGATGGTAAACGTAATTGCACATCTCTCAAATTAATTTCATCTATTACTAAATCTGCTTCAATTTCTTTTATATAACGATCTAGTAAGTCCATTAGATATATAATAAATATATTTTATAAATGGCAATATCCTTTGAAGAATATTTTAAAATGGATGAGATGACCACTGCTAGTGTCCTAGGACTAGGATCTGATACGGGTATGGGTGGTGCAGTCGGTAATAAAGATTTCTATGCACCTGGTACTGCAGTAATACCAAAAGGTGGTAAAAAGAAAAAAATACAAAGGCGTAATTTAAAAAATAAGCTATGATTGATTATGGTCATTGGACTTGCAATATTCCTTTTGTGTCTGCATATGGTTTTGTTTATGTGATTGAAAATTTAATCAATAATAAAAAATATATTGGTAAAAAACAAATGCAAACGATCAAAAAACTTAAGCCTTTAAAGGGTAAAAAAAATAAAAGGCATTTTGTAATCGAAACGGATTGGAGGAATTATATGTCGTCATCCAATGAGTTATTGTATGATATAGAAAAAAACGGAAAAAATAATTTTAAATTTGAAATCTTAAGATTTTGCCAAAGTAAAAGTGAATTGGCTTATTTCGAAGCTAAAGAGCAATTTGACAGAGAAGTATTGCTCCGTGATGACTATTATAATGGCATAATTAACTTGAGAATAGGAAAAATAAAAAATATTTCAAAAATACCGGTTGCAAATTAAGTACTCTAGATAACTATAATAGAGTTCCGAAATGATAGAATATAAAATATATAATGAATATAATATTATAATTTATAATTTGAATAATATTATTAATAAAATTGCTGAACTCGATATATTTAAATATTTTAATAATAATAAAATTGATATAAATTTTAAATCTAGAGATGTCAAACGTTTAATTACCCATTTTTTAATTAATTCAATAATAAAAGTAATTAAAAATTCAGGAAATGAAAAAATTATATTTAATTATAAATTTATAAATTTACAAATATTAGATATCCAATATAATCATGATATTGATATATTAATTAATAAAATATTTAAAAAATTTAAATTTTGCCACTTCAACTTTGACGATATTTTTAATTTAAGTTCTTTTGAATTAACAGATATTAAAAGAAATTTACAACGTTGTCATTTAGCAATTAGTAAAATTAATAATATTAAAAAGTTTCTAGATGTTAATGGTTTAACAAATCTACACAAAACAATAAGTACTGATCATAATATAAAAATGTCATTGACTAAATAAGTTTAATGAGATTTACAAAATTAATCAATGATCGATTAAAAGTATATGGTGAAGCAGAATTACCGGACGCTGCTATGCCTGTAGAACCAGATGCATCTATCAAAAATGATATTGAACCTTCTGCAGTAGATGATATGCAGGCCGAAGAAGATAGAAAAGTAAAAGCTATTATAAAAAATACATTAGATGTTATAAAAAACCTTTCTTTAGTTTTTAAGGATAAATTTAGTACCCAATTAGGACAAGGAGATCCTATAATAGTACAATTAGATCGATTAATTGATGCATCCTCTGCTATTACTGATGAAGATGCAACACCGGACAAATTAAATGATATTCAAGCAGTAATTAGAGACATTAAACCAGAGGTTGAAATTTAAACTGTATGCCATTTAAGATCAAAAAAAGAGGTAATGGTTACTTTGTATATAATACAAAGACAGGTAAGTCAAAAAACAAACAACCACATAAAACTAAAAAAGAAGCCAACAAACATTTAGCGGCATTACAGATTAATATTTCACAAAATGAATCATATGATCAATTATGTAATAAATTGCTAGGACAATACCTTTTTGAAACAAATACATCAACATTATCTAGTGGTGCGAATCCATCAACATTAGATTTAGATAATAATGATGAACATAAAGCTGCAGCTGCGGAAATGTTGAAAAATGATCCTGAACTCAAATCAGAATTGGGTCATTATGCACAAACAAAAACAGTTATTAATAAGGACGAGTGGAAAAAAATATTACCAGCACAACAACAAAAAATTATAGACTTAGCTAAGAAAAAGTTGCAACAAGGACAAAAAAATAATGCCGTAGCTAATAATAGCCCGGCATTACCACTTACCAATACAGTACCGACAGGCGGTACAACTAATGTAGCTTAACGCGTTTGAGAAAACTCGACAAATTTGTAAAATTCTGCACGTGCATTATTTCCATTATCCATAAACGCTCCAGACATCTTAGCTGTTCTCATGGTAGAATCATGCTTAATACCTCGATTGGAACAGCATGTATGTTTGCATTCTACTAAAACAGCCACACCCTTATTATTATCGCAAATATTATTAACATAATCATGAATTTGTGAAGTAAGACCTTCTTGGATTTGTGGCCTTCTAGCAAACCAGTCAACAATACGATTAAGTTTAGATAGTCCAATAACTTTACCGTCTACTGAAGGAATATATGCGACATGTGCAACACCTGTAAATGCGGCATGATGATGTGAACACAATGAAGTTACTTTGATATTATTTTGACATACCATTCCATCATATCCATCTTCGTTATCGAATGCTGTGATATTTGGTGCACTATTATAACAACCCGAAATTAAATCATTGACAAATGCTTTTGCTACACGTCT